TTACTTATTTATACTTTTTTATATTTTCAAAAAAATCTATTTTGTCGGTACAGATCCACCCATCGTTTTGGATCTTCAGATTGATGTGCCAATAACCAATTATCTTTTTTTGTATCTTCTGAATCAGATTCAAGTGATATCTCAGGGGTTCCGTCTAAAATATAACCAAATGGTAACAAATCTTCTTCTATTTTTTTCATTTCTTGTGAATACATTTCTGTTCTGATATCGGAATCTGTAATATTTTTAAAAAATTCTTGACGAGTCGCCCAAGAAAATAAAACCAGAGTCATAACCAAATCGTCTGTATACCCGTCTTCTGCCTGAAACGATGAATTATCTGCAATAAAGGTGGTAAGTTCTTCGATAATATCAGAATCTTCGACAATTAATTTATCGTTTTCTATAAGATTCTTTAAAACTGCACATCCGACTTTTTTGACTATTTGACTTGTTCTGACTCCTAGTTGAAGAGATTTTTGTCTTCCAAAGCCTTCGTTTAATACCTGTCCTTTTCTACCTAAAATATTAGATTTAACTAAATTTTCGTATTCTAGATCTGTATGCAATACATCAGCCACTTGGGCTCCAATGTCATTTAGTTCCACCATCACATAGGCATTATTGTATCTGCCAGCAACTGCACGAATAATAGACGGAAACAATAACGGAGAAACAGTATTATTTCTGTATTTTCCTACCACACGATACGGAAATTTAGTTATATCTACAATGGTAAATGCGCTGTAGTCTTTTCCTTGTCCTCGAGCCACATCTACTACCATAAAATAAATATTAGATCGTCCCTTTTCGTTTGGTTCTGGACTCGGTTCTAAAATTGTTAACCCGTCATTAGTTTTAGAAATAGGCTTTTTCCAGACTAAGCTGTTTAATTTTTGAGATGATATCAGAGTATTGGTTGATCCTATAAAATCACATACGAATTCTTCTTGAAATTGTCGTTCTGAAGAATTTCGTATAGTTTCTTGTTTCCATTCTTCGTCTCGTAATGGACCTCCTGGGTATTTTGGAACCTCATTCCATGTAACTTCCATCGGAATATATTCATTTTGTTTACTTTGAGCTCCTTTCCAAAAACGATAAAACATATTTAGGCCCTTTGGAGTAGAAATCATTATAACTCTGGTAGTTTGACCGGCAGTGATCGTAGGATAAACGGAGCTGAAGAATTCTTCTGCCACTGTAGTAGGAACGTGTGCGTATTCGTCTAAAAGAATAACATTGTATGATCCTCCACGGATTGCACTAGAAGAAGTTGCTGCTGCAATGATTCTAGACCCGTTTTCTAAAACAATAGAGTGCTTGTTCCATTCTCGAACTCCTTGTTGTAACCAAAGAGGCAAATATTCGTATGACAATTTCAACCGTGCAAGAATTTCTCTTGCAGTAGACTGTTTGTTTGCCAGAATGGCAATATTAACACTCTGATTAAATAAAATATAATGTAGTAAATAAGAGGCAACTGTTGTAGTTTTTCCACTCTGTCTGGGAAGTTTTGCTATAACAAATCTATTATTATGAATCATTTCGATCATTTTTTTCTGATATGGATACATATCAAAAGCAACAAGACCTTTATCAAGAGAAACTACTTTGATATATTTGGATACAAAATAACTAGGATCTTGGGCACAACGAACATATTCTTCTATTTGTTCTTTAGTGAATTCAATGCGTTGGCCTTCTGGTTTAAGATTCGTGTTTCCCAGATATCCAGGCTTTTTCATTCTTTATCCTCTTCTTCAAAAACTTTTAACGGACTTCTTTCTCTGTTAATTAAATTTTGAAGATCACTAGTAGATCCGACATATATTGAATTGTTTGTTGTATTTTTAACTGTAATCTTTTTGGATTCCGTATTTGACATTTTCTCGTGTATATCCATCAGATCTTTATTCATTTCACTTAAAGTTTTGATCATATTAGATAATACTTCATATGCTCTCGGAGAATCAGATTCTGTTGCCACCTTTAATATTCCGTCTAATGCAGTCATTCCAGTATCAATCAGAGAAGAAATATTACTTCGCGCAGAATTAAAATCTCCTGTTAAATCTGTAGACTCTTTTTCTGCAACAGGTTTAACTATTGAAGTAGTTTCTTCTGGTGTAAATTCAATATTCAGTGCATCTGATATTTTTTCATTACTAGATTTCATGGATCTCCTTCGGGAGACCAAATAATACTTGACGGACCAATATCAGCGTCTCCGGTATATCCAATATCTAAAATAAAATCATTTCCAGTTAAGCCATCAAACAAATTAATGTCACTAGTTTCAATAACAGCAGTAGTATTAGTTTTTATGGGTGAGTAAATGTAACCTTTCATATTAAACTGTAACACAGAAACTATTGATCTACGCTGATCGAATGATCCTTCATAATCTTCGTTAATATCTATGTCCATTAGAACAATAGGAACATCTACTCGTTGATACAGTTCATTCATATTCATGGTAACAGTAAAGTCTGGAGTAAAATATGGAGCAATTTGTTCAATTACTTGTAAATTGTGTTGCATACTTCTAGAAAACACATACAGAGCAAATGTAAAATTATATGGAGATTCTGAAAAGGCTTGTTTTCGAACATTATTAATAATTTTTGTTTTCTTTTGTAGTTTGTTCAATCTTCGTCCAGGATCATACTGAATGTTTATTAGCTCAAATCCCATTCTCGGTAAATCCATTTGAATATGGGTTTTATCTGTTAGACCACTTTCGTTTATAATTATTTGAATAAATTTTTCTTTTGGACCAAATGATATTGGAACTCTTCTTTTTTCTGTTTGGCCATTTCTTTCAGTCATGGTATAAACAGAACTAAACAACGAACCGAATGCAATAACATGCTTTTTAATAATATCGTCAAACCCGCTTTCTAAAATCTGATTAAACATTAATAATTTCCTTCAGAAAACGGATCAATATCAGTAAAATCAAAAATGGTCATTGTAGACTGTTTCAAATCATTATTATCGTTTACATTTTTACCGGTAAACGGATCTGTTGGAATTATTCTGTCACTGGATGTTCCTGCTACTCGGAAGTAATATTCTGCACCTGATACACTTCCCTTAACGGTTTGAGTTTGACTATAAGAGAAGGCACCACTAATTCCAGACAGATACAGTGCGTTCATTGTCGTGCCGTGAATAATATCTACTACTGTAGCAGTTGCTGTTGCATTTGCTAAAGTAGAACCGGGCCCGGTTACTCCTAATACTTGAAATACTAATTCGCCGTCTCTAATTTCATTTGATCCAGTAATAGGACTTCCGTGAATATACGATATAATGGCAGGAGTTTTTCTTTCTGTTTCTATGACATCTACATCGGTAACTCCAACATCGATGGTTTCTCCGTCGTATGTGAACAGTTCCAGAGTAAGAGCATATGTAGTTAATCCGCCTAATTGATAAAATGGAAATTCGTCTTCTACATAATTGATTTCAAACAAAGACTTGGAAAGAGGAAGATATATTAAATCTCCAGCACGAGGCTTGAGTATCTCTGTTCTTTTAAGTTTTATTTCTTCTTCGAATCTGGTTTTAGATAATAGTATAGTACAACGATCTGTTATTTGTACACCAAATTTTGCAATAACGTCTCGGTTTCCTTGAAATCGATCCACGTCTACCAGATAGGCCTCTATCGGATATCCTTGGGTAAATTTTGCTTCCGGATCTTCTCCGAATATGTTGTCTATATTCAAATAATCTCTAGGAATATACAGAACATCTCGACCCATTGCACGAATAGTTTCAACAGTCAATTCATTGATGAGTTTTTGTTCTCGATCAGAATCGTATGATCTGAAATACGGATTTGTCGCCATACATTATCCTATGAAAAAGTCAGAAGGTAGTTCGTGTGTTCCTCTTATCTCGTTTTCGATCAATTCTATTTCTTGTACTGCCTCTTGTTGAATTGCAGCGCCTCGAGTAGTGATTCCACCAGGCAATTGAACTCCATCAAATTTTGACATATTTGCTCCCCACTGTCGTTTAATTAGGGCAGTAACATATTTTTTCAATAATCTGTCATCGTATATTTCATTGTATTTGTTTGGATCTAGTGCAGCATATGCCTCAATAACCATAACTGCACCTGCTGACAATTCTTCCATGGATCCGTCAATATAAATTCTGTTTTTAACTTTACTGAATCTTATAGATTTTTCTGGAGCAAAAAATTGTTCAACTAAATTAATATATCGTTTTGTTGCACTGTATTGAGGAAGACCAAGTGAGGATTGAGAGGCCAATCCTCTATTGATACCAAAATAATCTGTTAGGGCAAGTTGATATCTGATATCAAACATATTAATATTAGAAAAATTACTAAAACGAAACAACTTTACAACACTTACTATAGTTGTTCCGTCAGGTCCGTCTCCTGTTATGCCGGTAGGATTAGATAAGGTTTCTGTATCAATATATCGTTTTTGTATATTATCTTCGGTCATGGTATGACGAAAATACACTTTTTCTACTCCATCAAAGTGTCGTTCTGCAAATAATTCTAGTGCGTCGTCTACGCGATCCAGACATTGTTCGTGATCTACGTTGATGTCTATTACAGGATGACCTAATGCCCGAAGCGCGTATTTAATAATTTTATCTTTTGAGTTAATATTTCCCATTATTGCTCCATTTTATTTATAAGGAGCTGGGCCTTCACTTGAAAATATTTAACTCTTGGGATCTTCTGGCATGGTTACTGGAACCGAGTTTAATTCTTCAAATTTCATCTTTTCGATATAGGCTCGACGAGTAACTGGTGCAACAGATTCTTCTGGTGCAGATTCTTTATAATTAGAAAATCCAGGCATTTGAAGAGGACAGGCAAGTTTTGGATAATCTAGTTTACTGTATTCGTCTGCAGTGCCGTTTAACCAAGTAAGAGGCTTATCTCCACAACCACATCCTCCACAAAAGAATTTTCCTGGTGTCGCACTTGTTTGTAGGTATTCACAAGCAGGCAATACTCCACCCGATTCTCTATTTCCAAAACAACTCAATACTCGTAATTGTTTTAGGGGAATGTTTACTTTTTCTTCACTAAGTCCTTTTGATGCTATTGCACTAATAAAACTTGTTGCCATTCCAAATCCTTTTGCAATTGGATTTGAAGGCGTCACTTCTCGTTTTTTAAATTCTTCATCCATATTATAACCTTTTTGTTTTACCCAAACAGGAACACTACGGGTATTTATATCAGAAACGGGTTCAATCAAATGTTCGATTGTAATTTCTTTTACTGCCTTTTTTGACGGACAATCCGAGCCGGTGCAGGATTTTTCAGAGTTTTTATTTTTATTACAACCACATCCCATATTAAGTTATTGGTATAGATCTTATAAGAAACTGAAGAGTATGAATATAAAAATTCACATATACTATTTTTCTTTTTTCAAAATCAAAAGAATAAAAACTTTTTTTATTAATATTATCTAATTCTGGATATGCCCTTGTGTTTAAGGAAAATACAGTAGACGAACGAACTACTTTTGTTTTTTCAAATATAGAATTTATAGGTGCCCTTAATTTAGGATTTGATATGTATTGGTTATGAATAAATATCAATTCTCCAATAGACGGATAATACCAATCTCGAAAAAAAGATTCTACTCCAAACATAAAATTAGTGTCTACATTAACTGGAGGACCAAATTTAGGTCCGGCAAAACTATTATATTTACCGTTAAAAAAAGAGGTGTCATCTGACAGAGATTTAAGTCCATTGGACTTTTCGTTTACTTCGACTGGTTTATTGGCGTAAAATGGTTTCGGATACAAAAATATTGCATAAGAATTCGAATCAGAACTAGATGAAGTGTTTATTCCATTAGAAACTGTTATTGTATTGGGAGTATATATTCCAACAAAAACAGAGTCGTATTTATTATCTCCAGGTTTTATATCAGAGAAAGAACTTATAGACTGTGCAATTGCATTCCAATTTCCACCAGAATCTTTAATAGAATTGAACATGTTATCAGCTTGACAATCTTTGCCTGAAACAAAAACCCCATCACAATTTTTAGAAAGTGTAACAGAACATTCAATTGATCTGTTTGTGTCTGTTTCTACAGTTTTATAACACGATCCCCATTTTAGGCCACTTTCTTGTAAAACTGAAATTTCTTTTGAAGTTAATGTCATTGATTTTTCCTTGGATCTTTATCCGAGCAAGTTTCCCATTGAGTATAGTCTAGCAAAAAACCAGTAACTGGATTAAAAATTTCTTTAGTAAACGGAAAATATTGACCACCTGTTGCAAAACAAGAATGATATCCTAATTCTCCTGTTCCTCCGATTCTAGTAATTCCTTTACAACACAGACCCTGATTTAAGAGTAAACTGTAATCTACTGCCTCTCCTAATCTGCTTCTAAATTGCGTCATAAGTAGACCTCAAATGTAATATCTCCTATATTTATTTGAGAAAATTCTTTTATACCTTTTGAATTGGGCGGTAACTGAGTGGAACCCATCGGAGTTTCTATATTGCTACACAGCATATCAGCACAGCAACCTGCTGAGGTTTCCGATCCGCACACTACTTCAGTGACAAATGCACATCCTAATTCTGGTCCTACGTCGCAGCCGGCGACACCCA